CACCTGAAGGATGGACACGTCGTCCTCGTCCACCTCCCCGCCCTATAGAAGAGAGGTTGGATATACTCGAACAAAATTTTGATATTATAAAGTATAATATACCTTACTTGTTTGATATGGTTAGTGAAGGATCAAAAAAACATATAAAATCCAAGAAAAAATCATCCAAGAAAAAATCATCCAAGAAAAAATCATCCAAGAAAAAATCAATAAAAATATCTAAAAGATTATCAAGAAGAAGACGTTAATATCCAATATATTTCAACTAATAATCCCTCTAAATATAATAAATCTTTGAATGATTTATTTACTAATATATTATTTTCTGTAAAAACTTTTACTAATTTACTTTTTTTATCATTTGATATGTTTAAATTTAATAAATATGATAAAAATCTTCTATAAAATGTATTTATATCTATTAAAGATCTAGATAAATATATTAATTGTTTCATATCAGTTATTTTTTTAGTTAAATCTTTTTTAGAATTAATTATATTCATATATTTTAAATTAATTTCATCATAGATATCTCCATTTATTATATTATTTTTTAAATATGATAAAATATTTATAAAATTATAATTTAAATCAGAATGTTTTTTTAAAATTTCAAATAAAATATAATCTGAAATTACATAATAATTTTTATTTAATAACTTTTTAAAATATATATATTTATCTGTAATATTATGTTGTGGTATTCTAAAATTTATAAATCTACTTAATAATGGAGCATTTATTTTATTTAATTTACTTGTTATTATAATAATTTTAGTTGTATTTAAAGATTTTTCAAATATTACTCTTAATCTATCTTGATTTAAAGTAGATAGATACTCAAAATTATCTAATAATATATAATTATATTTATTAGTATAATAATTATATGATTTAACAACTTCTTTTATAAAATCTATTAGTTTTATATTATTATTTACTAATTTTAAATCAAAATAATAATGAAAATCACTGCGTTCATAAGATATATTTTCAGTTAAATTTTCTATTTTAGTATATTTATTAATATTAAATAAATCATTTAATACTGTTTTAATTAATAATGTTTTACCTGAATTATTAATACCATGAATTAATATATTTGGATGATTATTATTAGATATGAAATTATATAATTTATATCCAATTTTATAATGTATTAAAGATAAAAAATCTTTATTATGTTTATAATCTTTAAAAAGATTATTCATTAATACAACTATTTAAATATATAAAATTAGTTCTAAATATTATAATAAATTAATGGAAGATAAAGATTTATATCATTTAATAGTTAATCCTTATAAAGTTAATAGAGAAAAAAAAGTATTAAAAAAAATATCTACAATTGATAATACATTAATATCATTATTTAAAAAAAAATATCCTAAATGTGATTTAGAAGATAATGATTATAATATAATTATAAATAATTTAGATAAATTAATATTAAAACAAGATATTGATAAGTATATAAATAATTATGTAGATAATATAGTAGAAGAAGTAATAAATAAAATTTAAAAAATTTGAAATTATAATATAAACATATTTAATATGGATGAAAATTCCTTTTATATTTCTTTAAAAAATTCATTAAAAAATAGATTAATAAAAGATTTAATAAAAGACGAAGAGTTTAAAGATTTAGATATTGAAGATTTAATCAGGAGGACAGTTGAAAAAAAATTAAATGAAGATATAGATTTTGATATAAAAAAATCTAAAAAAAATAATAGTTATTCAGAAAAAGAATATATAAAAAAATGTTTGATAGATAATAAATCAATAGAAATTAATCAAGATAATTATAAACATAAAGATAGTGATGCATATCAAAGATATGAAAGATATAAAAAAGCAACTAATTATAATGAATTTATAGAATTAGGTGGGAATAATAAAGATTATTATTCAGATTTTAGAAAAGAATATTTAAAAATATTAGATTAATTTATGTTCTTTTATTAGATTTCTTTTTAGATTTTTTTTATTCATTTTCTTCTTCATCTTCTTCTTCATCATCATCATAATCATATTCAATATTTTTTTCAGATAAATTATTTAATAAATAATTAAATACAGGTTTATTATTAATAGTTTCTTCAGTTATTAAACGAGGAGCAATACACATAGTTTCTAATTCTTGTAAAAATAATTTAGAAGAATAAGGTATTTCAATATTACAAATATCTTTTTCATCATTTTTATCATATGACATTAAACCAGTTTTCTTATTTATTTGAATTTTATATGTTTTACCTTCAAAATAACCATCAGAACGTTTAGTTATTGATTCTTGTAAAAATCCTGCTACACCATGACCTATTACAGCATCTCTTTCCATCTCACCTATTCTAAAACCTCCTTCATTAGATCTACCTCCAGCAGGTTGTCTAGTCATATGTTGTAATGGTCCTGTTGTTCTAGAATGGACTTTATCTTCAACCATAATTTTTAAACGTTGATAATAGGTAGGTCCAATAAAAATATCTGTATGTATTTGATCACCTGTTATACCTGAATACATTATCTCATTACCATATTTTTCATAACCATATTTTTTTAATAATTCAAAATATTGATTTATATCATTATTCATGAATGGTGTAGCATCTCCCATTAATCCTGCCATACAACAAGATTTACCTAATACAACTTCAAATAATTGATTAATAGTCATTCTACTAGGAATAGCGTGTGGATTAATAATAATATCGGGAATTATACCTTCATTTGTAAAAGGCATTTCATAATCTTCTATTACCATACCACACATACCTTTTTGACCACATCTAGATGTAAATTTATCACCAATTGTAGCAGGTCTAATTTTTTTAATTCTTATTTTACAAGTTCTTAAACCTCTATTATTTTTAGTAACAATTACTTTATCAACTATACCATATGTACCTTTTTTAATAGTTTCACCTGTAACATTTACTATTTCTTTACCATCAGCATTTAAAACTTTTGTACATTTACCTATAATAATATCTTTATCAGTTATATGTTCACCTTCTTTAATAAATCCATTATCATCTAATTTACTATAATTAGATAAATCTTTTTTAACAATATTCTTTTGATATAAAGGATTAGCAAAATATACTTTATGTCCTTTAACAATTTCTTCTTGTGAACTATAACTTCTATAATAAATAGATTTAAATAATCCTCTATTAACTGCTGATTTATTAATAATTACAGCATCTTCTTGATTATATCCTGAATAGCAACATATAGCAACAATAGCATTAATACCATATGGTAATTTATCAACATCTGTATATTTTTTAAATCGAGTAGTAATAATAGGTTTCTGAGGATAATATAGTATATGTCCTGCTATATCAAATCTAGTATTATAAGCACTTGAATATACACCAACAGCTTGTTTAGTTTGTTGACATGAGAAAGCATTTCTAGGATATTGTGAATGATTAGGAAATGGTATATTTACAGATAATGCACTTAAAATTAATGATGAATGTATCTCTGAATGAGAATAATTTTTATCAATTGAATAAATATCTTTAGAAATAAACGCATTTTCACTTTCAATTGAATCAATATATTCTATACATGATGCTTTTTCTTCTAAATATCTCATAAAATCATCTTTAGTGGTTTTAATATTATTTAAAATTTCTTTATAATATTTTGTATCATAAACAGATGGAGTTATACCTTCAATATCATATAATAATCCATGTATTGCTTTACTCCATGTTTCAATATAAGAATAATCTTTACTGATTAATTCATTATATTTATTACCATCAGGATCAGATTTTAAATAGAATACTGGGCGAATAATTCGTCCACTATCTGTAAAAATATGTAATTCATTTGTTTTAATATTCCATGAAATAGATGTATTTACATTAATTATACTATTTAATTTTAATAATTTAAGATATTTAAATAAAAATGCTGGATTTTCATATAAACCAATTAATTTTCCATTTAAAAATATAGGTGTATTATTATACATATCTTCTGATATAGTATCTTCTATGAATAATAAATTAACATCTTTTAAACATTCTATAATTCCAGTATCAGATATATTAGTAGAAACTTTTGCCATAATAGATAAATGATTAATAATACCTACATTTCCACCATCAGGTGAATCAATAGGACATACAAAACCCCATTGAGAATTATGTAATTTTCTAGGACCTAATGATTTTGATCCTGCAGGTAATGGAAATGATAATCTTCTAATATGTGATAAAGTACCCAACATAGTATTTCTATTAATATCTTGTACTATACCTTGTCTACCTGAAATGTTTGTACCAAATCTAGCACCAAATGATTTAGTAATATATTCCATCATAGAAATATCAAACATTTTAGATTTATTATTATCATTAATTAAAGATGATACTTTATTTTCATCTAATGCTATCTCAGTATTTTTGGCACGATATTCATAATCCATATTTTTAGATAATGATTTTTTAAATCCACCCCATAATTCTCTATATAATTCTAATAATAATGAACCTGCTAAATCTATTCTTTTATATGAATATGAATCTCTATCAGTTGAATCTATTAAACCTAAATGAGATAATAATATTTTTCTAACAGAATATCCTAAAAATTTTGCTTTTTGTACTAAATCATTACCATAATTAGGTAAGAAATTATTATTTAAAATATCTATAACATTAATTTGTAATTTACCTTTTGTTAAAGGCATTAATATTTTAAATGCTTCTTCTTGTGTATATATAGGTTGTGAATATTTCATAGAAGGAGTTATTAAATCATATAATTTATTTTTTAAAATTATATCATCATTATTATAAATAATATATGATAAAATATCTTTATCAGAAACAATACCTAATGCTCTAAATAAAATAAATAATGGAATTGAATCATTACTTTCTACTGAATTTATATCAACAAATCCTAAAATTCTAACAGAAAATACATTATCTCGTTTATAAATCAATTTATCACCTTTATTTATTTTATAACTTTGAGTATAATAATATATATTATTTGTTCTAGAACTTTGAAAACCTTTAGTTGATATAGATTTAATATAACCTTGACATAATATTTTATTATTACCTTTAATTATATATAAAATATTATTAATTCTATTTTCTTGTGATAATACTACTTTTTCTTTACCATTAACTATAAAATATCCACCTTGATCATATGGACATTCACCTAATTCAGATAATTTTACAGAATCTAAACTATTTAATAAACATAATTTTGAATGTATCATAATTGGAATAAAACCAATATTAATTTTAGGAAAGTTTTTAATAATAAATCTATTTTCATCTAATAATAAATATTTAATACCAATATTACAAAAAATACTAGATCTATATGTATAATTATTTAAACGTGCATCATTCGGATACATATATTTAGATTCTTTATTATCATATAATGTTGGTGTAGATATAAAAATATTTTCTATATTATCTATAGGTTCACCATAATTAGAAGCATCTTGATCTTCTTGTAAAGTTTCACCAAAATAGAAATAAATCTCATATTTAAATGAGATATTATTACCACCTTTATCACCTTGATGAATTATAAATGGATTTTCACGTTTAATAATATTTTGTATACCATTATCTTTAGAAAATATAAATTCATTAAATGAATCAACTTGATGTTGAGATTTATAATATGGTTCATCTCTAAAATATGTATCTATAACATCCCAGACATTTACTTTATCTTTTATCATTTCTTCCATTTTATTTATATATATATTATTAATATTTATAATTATTTTAACTTAAAATAATAAAATATTTTATTAATATATTAAAATGAAAAATCAATTATTCAGAAGAAATCCAGACAGATATATTATTAATGATTTAATGATGGTTTTCAATATAAAATCTATGGATGATCATAATTTTCATTTTACTAAAGATGATTTAGAAAATTTAAATATAGTTGATAAAATTAATGAAATAAAAGAAAAATTAGAAATATATTATTTACCATGTAAAGCAAACATGTATTTAATAGATTTAACTGAGAAAAAGTGTATAACTATATTAAGACAATTTTTAAAATATATAGATTATAATTTAAAAATGAAAGAAAAATATATAAAAGGTAAAAAAAATTATTTATATTTTATAGAAAAAAATAAACAAAAAATTATTATATCATTTGATTAAATTTTTATATATATATAATATATATATATATTAATGGAAGGTGGAGGGTTAAGAGATTGGTGGAAAAAAAAAGAAATAATGAATGAATTAAAAAATGTAATTAATAATATTATAATTTTATGTAAAGATGAACAAGAAATATATAGAGAATATTTAGAAATTGAGTCATATATGAATAGAGGTGGACAGTATTCAGAAGAAGCTACTGTACGATTCACTGATATAAGGTTAAAATTAATAGAAAAAAGAATTGAAAAATCACAAAAAATGAATGAAATGACAGAATATTTAAATGATATGTTGGAAAGAGCAAATGCATTAAATCTAAAAGATTCAATTTTAGAAAATATTAATAAGCAATTACATGTTTGTGAAAATGCACGTCAAGGTGAATTAATAGAAGTTAAAGAAAGAATTATTCATGAATCAAAAAATATTGTAGAACAATGTAGATTAGATAAAGAGGCATTGGAAGTAGATATTGTAAATATGGAAGGACAAATAGATGTATTATTAGAAACTAATAGAATAATTAATAGTGATTGTAGTGTATCAGATATATATATTGATATAAAAAATAAATATGATGTATTAATAGAAAAAATAAATGGAATAAATACAATTGTTCTTGAAATGAATTTAAATTGTAATAATTCTAAATTTTGTCGTGGTAATATTAAGAGAAATATGGATACATTAATATCAAATTTAAATGATATTCCTGAAATAAATGTTGTTGAAAATAATATTGGTGCAAAACAATTTAAACGAAAATCAAAAAAAAATATGAGTGGAATTCAATTTAATCAAAGAAGAAAATCTCTTAAGAGAAAATCATCTAAAAAGAAATCGACTAGAAGAAAAAGATAAATTAATAATAAATTTTAACAATATTCTTTACAAATACCAAATGTTTTTCTATGCCATTTAGTAATACCATATTCTTTAATTGCGTTTAAATGTTTTTTTGTTCCATAACCTTTATTATTATGAATATCATATTTTTTTAACTCTGGATATTCTTCACATAAATTATTTATATAATTATCTCTATTAACTTTTGCTAAAATAGATGCCGCGGCGATACTTTTATATGTATCATCACCTTTTATAACACATTTATGATTTATACATTCACCAT